GAGTGAAGTAGCAGTTAACTGGAACGAGTACTATGCTAAACTGAACCAAAAGAATCAATTTACAGTACAGGCAGTTTTATCAGCGCCTGTTATCATGGATATAGGACGCTGGATTGATTTTTTTCAGCCGTTCAATCCGCTTATTGAAAATCACCGATATGTTGTTGATACGTCGATATATGCTAAAAGCCCCCCAGGCTTTTTAGATATTAGAATATATCCTAAACATATAGGTGATAGAATAATAGGAACGGCTATTGATCGATTTAAAAAATCTACACTAGATGGTAGCGCTCATAGCATAGCAATATTAGAATCTTATATTTCAGAACGCGACGAACGAGTAGACTTCTTCGGTGATCCTAAGCTGCCCAAAATGGCAAAAATTGGAACAATGTATAGAGATAAGTTTTTAAAAACACCTCGACCGTTTAGTGAACTTTTAAAAATTATCGATAAAGAAACATACGACTGGTATATGAGTCTATAATGTATTGCCCATCACTTTGGAAATCAGTTCATATCGATACCGACGGGTATCTAACACCATGCTGTCTGTTTGTCGATAAAGGTACTAAACGTATTAAGATTACAGATGTCACTAACATCGAAACTGCGCTAGTTAACGACTTCCAAGAACATCGATCTAGCATGGAACAAGATGTATGGCCAGCTGGGTGTAATCAGTGCCAGTTTGCTGAAGCCGAAGGTCGTATTAGTAAACGACAGTCTGATATGTGGATGTCTAAAAAGATGAAGACTCCTGCGCAGGCTGTACAACTAGAATACTTACAGTTAAAAACCGGAAGACTATGTAATCTAAAATGTACTATATGCGGGCCGCAGTGTTCCACAGCAATCGCTACAGACCATTTAAATCAAGGCAAGCTGTCTAGGATTATGTATGATCAATATCAGAAAGAAATAGAATGGTCGTATGATATAAAACAGTACAACAAGATGAATTCTAATACTGGGTATTACCGAATTGACCTAGCTGGTGGTGAGCCGTTTATGAATAAGACTCACTTTAAATGGCTCGATAGTATTGCTAATAAAGATACACAGTTACAATACAATACTAACGGAACATTTAGGCCTACGCGATCTGAAATTGATATATGGAAAAAGTTCAAAGGTGTTTGGCTAGCGTTTAGTATTGACTCATATGAAGACAAGTTTGAAGAGCTACGTGTCGGAGCTAAATGGGGCGAAGTTGTAAGTAACTTAAAATACTGCCAGGAAGAAATATTTGCCAAAGAGTTTGATTCTAATTCGCATTGTTCAGTTGTCGTTACTATAAGTAAGAACAATATATTTGATGTATTTAAATTATTTGAGCTGCTAACAGCTGAAGTTGATTTTAATCACTCACATCCTATCAACTTCAATTATTTGGTATATCCGGATAATATGGCATGTCATAACATGTCTAAAGAAGAATTAGAACAGGTTATTAAATTATATGATCAGAATCTTTTGACTTTAGACAAAGCGAGTGTAATGTACTCCCAATCTAAAAACCTAAGAGACAGTATGGAGAACTTTTATGTTAATCTATGTAAACGGTGATAGTTTTGTCGAAGGAACTGGATTAGCTGATCATATAATGTTTAAATACTCTGCTAGATTATCTAGTAAAGACTGGATTACACATCGTGCTAAGTTAATGAGAGACCTTGAAACATATCACTCATTAAGATCTGCTAATCAAAAATTAGCTTGGCCTGCGTGTTTAGAGAATATATCAGGTGGGGAAGTTATTAACGGTGCGCTCGGCGGGTCGTCAATCCACGGGATTGCTAATAGAACAATTACAGACTTAGAAGCATTAGTAGCTAGTGGTAAACATCCAGATTATGTATTCATTGGACTTACCGGCATAGACCGCGTGATGATACTAAATCAGACCCCGACTAAGGAAACATGGTGGACTCTATCAGCAATACCTAATTATGTATCACGTCTCGATAAGCCCAAAGAAAAATATGTTAATACTTTTTGGGAAACACATTCCGATGAGGAATTGTTAATTTTATTTTTGCGAGAATGTCTTTTAATTAAGTCATATGTGAATTCAAAAACAGGTAAAGATCCTATATTCCTTAACACAGCCGGATCCTGGGATAATTTAATACCGTTAGTTAAAAATACCAAATTTCAACTAATTCCGTTCTTGTGGAATCTTTTGGGATTTGATGACTTGTTTGAAGAGCAAGTACCATTCGGGAATTTTGGCAAAGAATACCCAATGTGCTTAGACACTCACTGGTCTCATCTAGCGCACATTGATTATGCTCAATATATTTTTGAAACGTTTATTAATGAGCCCAAATAATTTGGCGAGGTTGACATGTACCAAAAACGGTGCTATAATATGTGTATTGTTTAAGAAACAGGAGTGATAAATTGGCAACTAAAGCAAAAGCCCCAACAAGCAAAACCCGTGTAACTAAGAAGCAAGTTATTGCCCACCGCACAAAGGTAGCAAAAGACTATAGCCCAACTTGGGATGGTTGTGAGACTTGGGATGGTGATAAGTTCCATAAACACTTCCGTACTGCTATGAACTACTACCGTCTTGAGTCCGACATCAAGACTTATAAGCCTGCGGTAGCAAAATGGATGGAAAGTGTTGGATGTACAAAAGCAGACATCTCAGCATTTAAGAAAGTTAAAGACAGTCGAGTAGGCACTACTATGGGCGCCATTGCGTCATGCCTGTTGCGTGGTATGACTCCCCAACGTGATGACTTTAACCAAGGACGTGACACTACCGCTTGGCTCCGTGCCGAAATTGTTAAAGTGCTTGCTGAAGGTAAGAACGACATTGACCCAGATGTGTTAGCCGCTGAAAAAGAAGCGTCAAAAGCAGATGTGTACACCCCTAGTATTCAAGAACGTGTGCGTGAATCTGCTATGCGTATGACTGAAGAAATTGAAAATGCTATTGAGTCGTTTCAAGTTGATCCAGAAAATTTTAATCCTAAAGAATTTAAAATGCTTAACTTGCTCAAAGCAGTTGAAGCAAAAGCAGCACATGCTCGTATCATCAAAGATTTCTATAGCAAGGATTTAGCAGAACTTGAAGAGCTTGCTGGCGGCAGCAAGGACGAACAGTTGCGTGAAGGTTACTCACATCGTAGCAAAAAGCAGATCAAGAACTTGATTGTCTTCTATCAAGAAATCATGGCTGCGTGTACAATGCTCGGACAAGAAGCCA